ACATCGCGGAAGTTCTGACCTTCCTTGATGAGGTTCTTGCTGAGCAGGAACGCATTGGCGATGTCGCTGTGCGGTTCGAGGATTTGCTCCAGCTTGTCTGTCAGCGAGAAGGTCGATTCCGGCGTCACATTGACCGTCTGGCGCGTCGGAGTGGTCGAGGCGGGTGTTGATGGGGTGTTGAAGTCGGCCACCTCCTCGGGCGTGTAGCGGCCTTGCGTGATTCGCGGATCGAGCATGCGTGTTGCCTTGCTGATGACCCGCGCTCGGAGCATCTCAGCGGGGAACTTCGCCCAGCCGCTTCCCGGCTTTGCGGGGATTAGACCGGCAATCTTCGCATCCTCTGCGGTGAATGAGACGCGAACCTTCTTAGCACCCTTGCTGAAGTCGGCAATCGCCGCCACCGTGTCGAACTGAATCCAGTCGATGTCCCATCCGGCATTCATCAGACCGGAGAGCATCGACTCGCTCTTCATCGTGATATTGCCATTGATCAAATGGTTCTCGCGCTTCCAGGAAAGCGGGGTCATCCGGCTGGCGATGCATTCCAAAGCGAGGACATAGCCCTGCTCAGGTTTGACACATCCGAACATGCCGGAGTGTGCGATCCAATCGCCCATCGTCTTCACCGCATCCATCGGACTGTCGATGCGGTCGTAGAAGTCAGGACTGGCTGGACTCAGAGGTTGCGTTGCTGCTGTCAATGGAACTAGGTTGTTGTTGCTGATCATTTGTATTCTCGTTGTTCTGCTGTTTTGGTTTCTTGCTTGCGTACGGATTCACAGCTCCGGTCATTGCTCGACTCTCAAGAATCGCCGCGATGTCGGACTCGGTGAAAAGGATTCGTCGGCCAATTCTCCTGTGCTGGATGCCGTCATTGCGAACGATTCGCCTTAGCGTCTCGCAGCAGATTTGGAGCATCGCCGCCGTTTGTTTGGCCGTATAAACTTTCATCAAAGGGGGATGGCAACTGGGTGATCAATCACGGGTGAAATCCAAAACACCCTGTCGCGCCACCTCGACGCGCTCTACGCCCAGTTGCCAAAAAATTGTCATCGTTGCGGACGTAGTGTTGCAGTTGTCTCAAGTCGTTGCAAGAGGATTTTCAAAAATTTTTCGGCCTAGTCGTGCCTCGATTCTTTGGAGGTAGGCCACCTGCTCCGGTGTTCCGTTTTGGCCGCTGCCGTTGAGGAACGTCACGCGCTGGTCCATTAGATGTTCCTTGCGCCGTTGCCAGGAGGCATCCGATTCGCCGTCGTCGCGGCGGATCGTGTACGGGCCGTTGCGGAGTTCTAGGGTGTACGTTTCGGCGTTCGGATTGAACGGCTGACACTCTGGCTTTGGCCCGAAGCCTTCCCAGGTGTCATCGTCGTCAACGTCCTGATAAGATGAACGCTTCAACGCTTCATCGATCTTGCGTTCATGCTCCTTCAAGGTTTTTTCGATGCGATCAACGCTCTCAGATATTCGCTTGAACATCGTGGCGGTTTTTTCCAACTGGTCTTTCAACACGGATGATTTTTCGGTTTCCATAGTAATCAGTTATTTGTCGGCTAATTCAGGGAACAACTTGGCAAATTCCTCGGATAGTGATGGGCGGTCTGGCTCTGTCGGCTTATCTTCAGTGGGCTGTTCATTGGCCTTCTCCTGCTTCTGACTCCTCCTTCCCCGCTGCCTCGCCTTACGCAGGGCATTGATGGCCTTCCAAAGTTGGGCGATTTCCCGCCGAATATCCGACAGCTTGCGCGATTCAAGATCCTTCTGCGCCGCCTCATCGGATGGCTTCCAGTCGCAGCCATGCCAGACCCGTTCGATCCGATCAAAGACCAAGACCTGACTCTTCACGTTCCGCATCGAATTGAATGCGCGGTTCGCCTCGGCAACGCCGCCGCCAATCGTCTCGACGATGTAGGCCAGTAACTCCGACTTTTCGAGGGTCAGGTTGTGCCTCTTCGGCGGCATCTCTCGGAACGTCGCCCTTAGCGTTGAACCATTTGGAAGGTAACTCATGGTGGAAAATAGATAACTCTACTTTGTCCTCTTGTCAACGGAAAATTACCAATGGTTATTTCTCGTTTATCCTTGGTCTACCTAGCTCATCTAAAGATAAGCCTCCCCTTTCTAAAAAAGGGGAGAGGCTTATTCCGAAATCGGAAAGCTTGCTCCCCGCCTTTGAGGGCGGTGACGCTTCCGTTTCGGAATAAGGGTTGGAACGCGTTTGTGTCGCTCAATCGCTCTATCGACATGCTGTTTAATCGCTCAGAAACGCCCCGTAGAGCGTTCGGAAGGTGTTTTGCGGCTCTACGGACGGTTTCGCCCATGACCGCGCTAGAATCGAATCGATGGAATGACATGGTTTTGGATGCTCAGATTGGCCAACGGAAAAGTTATCCGTGATTTTCGACAAGTTCTCGCGCAAGCGTTCGATACGCTAACTCAGCGGTTGCCGGAACAACACCGTTGCCGAGGAGGCGTAGCTCGTCGGTTCGATTGTCACCGGCGACGCACAGCTCGGCATAGTCCATCCGACCGGAAGACCCATCAGGGTTTCGACCCAGCGAGCATTCAGGCGAGATGCCGATGACACGGGGTGGCTCCCATGCGTATTGCTGCTCGCTAGGACGGCTGGGCCAGCAACATAAACCGCTCGCGCAAGCTGATCCGTTCTGTTCCTGTTTGACCCGTCCGGGTTGATTGCTGTCGTCGCCATTCCAGGTGAATCCTTCCAATCCCGCGCCGATGCGGTTGGCCAGGATGAAGATTCGCTTCCGCTGATGCGGCGCGCCGACTTCAATCGCGCTGAATATGCCTGCCGTAACCCGGTAATGAAGGCTTTCCAGTCTCTCGATGCAGTGTCCGAAAACGCTAGAACCGTCTGGCATTCGCGCGGTGAGCAATCCTTCGACGTTTTCGGCGAAGAGCATTCCCGGCTGCATGATGGCGATTCCATCGGCAATGATGTCGAACAACCATCGCTCGTCATCGACCGCTTTTCGCTGTCCAGCGACACTGACAGGCTGACATGGCCAACCAAATGAGAGAATCCCGCCAGCCATGAGTCGAGTGAAACTGCTCCAGGGGAAAGTTCGAACGTCCGCGAAAATAGGTGCTGGCTCCAGTTGTCCCGCTTCCATTTTCGCAACCAGGTTCGCGATGGCAAATGCTTCCCTCTCGCAGTAAGCGACTGTTCGAAGATTTGGGATACAGCGGTGCAGTCCAAGGCCGATGCCTTCGTATCCTGAGCAAAGACTGACGTAAGGGATGATGGGAGAATGATGATGCATGGCTTCATGCTTTCACCCGCTCCACCACAGGATAAACATCATAGTCCTCCGCCATCTCGAACGGGACGACCCGAATCCGACCTTGCGTGTACTCGCCGGGGTTCAACTCCTTGGCCGCTCGATCCGCCTCCTTGCGCGTGGCGAATTCGACCGTCTGGTAGCTGACGACCTTCTCCTTCATATCGGACCAGCCAATCGCGCCACTGATCTGGACCTTGAATTTGGGCGGGGCGAATTGATTGCGGATCATTGCAGCGTCTCCGGTTCGCCGATCTGCATGAGCTTGTCGCCAATCTCGCGTTCGATGATCAGTTCAAGGATCTGATGGCCGTCCGCGTCTATGAGGGAGCAAATGTGCCGGTCGTCGTCGTAGATCGAGAGCGGTTTGACGCCTGGCGTCTCACACTCGCCGTTGATGATTGCGTTGAACAGATCGACAATCGTCTGGGCGTTGTCGCGGGATTGGATGGTTAGTTTCATTTCTTAGTCAGGTGATGGTTCTCGGTCTGCTCGCGCATGGAATCTTCAAGTGCATCCAGTTTTCGCATGACCCGTTTTCCATACGCGCGTGATGATGATCTTCTAAGACCTTTTGGCCCACCTTGCCAGAGCCGAGCTAAAGATTCGTCGCTGAGATTGCGTCCGTAGTGCGAGAAATAGGACTCCGCGATGAAGATCGAGATGGCGCGATTCGTGACTTGGTTGTGCGCGTAATGCGTTCCCATGATCCGATTTACATCGCGGACCATGATCGACTTAATCTGCAACGCGCCGAGTTCGCCGTGACGGCCTTTCGCATGATCGTTTCCGTTTGATTCGACCTGAATGAGAGCGGAGAGGAGTAATGGATGCATGATTTGATTCGCGATAGAGGTTTATTCGTGGGATTTGCGCGTGGAACGGATGCGCGCACCCCCGGTTTAACGGATCAGGATTCGGTTTGCCAATGTCCGACTTCCTTTTGCTTTTGGTTCACGTTGACCATGCGCCATGCGCCGCAAGGGCAGACTTGCTTAACCGTCGCCCAGCCGTGCGCGCGGGGATTCGGGCGATTTGAATCAACCGGACCAGCGAAACATCTGCTGATGAATGTTTTTGGCTTGTGAGTGTGTTTCTTCATGGCTGGCCTCCCCCCTTCGCCTTCCTGATTACCTCGCGCGCGTAGTCTAGGTCGTCGTCGTCGGCCATTGGATGCGTGAGACGTTCCAGCGCGGAGAGAAGATCGGGGGCGGATTCAATCAGGATGGCGTTTGCCTCGTCATGGATCATGTCCTGACGAACGTACGCAACCCCTTCTCCCCGTGCGGACAGAACGCGCCATCCGCTCCTTCCAAATTCAGCCTTCCACGGGGCATGGCTTGTGCATTGTAATAGATTCATTTTATTCGTTTTCTTTGATTTGTTCTTCCCAGTCTTTCCAATCTTTCAGGACTTTATGCCCTGCGGGAATCGCTTTCGCAATCTTGCGCGTCAGGAAAAGCAGTCGCTGATGTTTGCCCTCCTCCTGCGCGAATGCAGCATAGTAACGCAGGTAAAGTTCCCGATAGGTTGGTTGTTTGGTTTTCACTCGTTTCCTTTTGCTTTCGCGATGGCTGCTCGTGCTGCAATGACTTCACTGTCTTTCTCAGCACTCCACGAAGGCGGATAATCAGAATGAACCAGTTCGACATAGGCTTTCGTCACGGCTTCCAGCGCGGCCAGCAACTCAGGCGCGGAGGCGATTAAATGGGCGTTCCTCGGGTCCACGTCTCGCATCATGCAGATTGCTGAACCATTCGACAAATGCCAGTCATTCGGAACATGTTCCGATATTACCACCTCAGAATCATCCGTCATAATCCATCGATGATCGTGAAACGGATGTTTTCCGTGATGGACAGGACATGGGACAATTTTCCACGGGCCGGGGGTATGGGATTTCATTGGATTCAGGCGTTGGAGTTTTCGGAGATTACCGCGAAGGCGCGCGAACCGTCGCAATCTTGGCGAAGATCGGCGGTCGATAGGTAGAGGTATTCGCCGTCGTCGCATTTGACCGAGCGGAGGCGGACCGTCATGCCGATCATGCGGCGAATGCGCGCTTCACGGCGGACCGCTTTCCGCGCGTCAGCATAGGAAGACGCAAACTCGGGCGACGTATGGTTGTATCCGATTTTGTATTTCATGGGATTCAGGCTTTGGTGGTGGTTCAGTTAATTGTTTTGATCCACTCAAGATATTCTCGCGCCTCGGCCTCACCTTGACGGTAACCGCCAAGTTCCAAGCGGTCAGATTCTTCGGATGATTGGCAAAAATGATACCAACGCTCGCGAGCCTCCGACCATTGGATGTCCAGTTCCTGGCTCACGATGCGCGCAAATGCCGCGAAAAAGTCGTCTCGGACTTCATCAACATGATCGTCCATTCCGATTTCGCGCATCAAATCAGCCTCCAGGCGCGTCAGGCGCATAGCTGGCAGGATTCGCTCCACGACGAACACCTGCGCGTCGGCCCATAGTTCCGGTCCTGCGTTGGTGCGGATGTACAGGCTGAGGTCATCGAAAAGATAGAAGCGCGTCGCGTCCGGGCGAGGGTCATCTTGAAATGCTTCGCGGAGGTTGTCGGCGAATGGTTCGAAAGAGACTTCGATCAATTGCTGCTCCTCGTCCGTCAGGCGCGCGTCCATGGAATACCTGTTGTGCAGGTAGGCGCGGACCGCTTGCGGTAGATCATGCGCGTCAAATGCGCGGATTGCGGGGTCGAAGAATTGGATTTCGCGGACGATTTCGTGAATGGTTTTCATTGGATTAATTGCTGCGGATAGATTGGCCTACCCTTTCGCAGCACACTTGCGTGTGATGCGCGGAGGATAGGTCAAATCTCAAAGGTAACCAGCCGATAGCCCTTGCGCGGCTCAATCTTGGCTGTCATTCGCTCCTTTCGCGTCGCGTCGCGCATTGCCTGATTCCATTCCACCTTGTCGCGGAAAGAGCCGTTGCCAATCTTCACCGAGACATTGCGCGGCATTTCATGCGCGAGATATTGCGCGCGTTCGAGTTGTGACAGCGGGGAGCGATTGAGAAAGGCCGGAATCGAATCGCCAAAGCCATTCCAGAATTGATCGGATAAATCGCGGAAGATTGCGGTGATTTTCATGGATGCGCGGGGAATGGGTTTAACGAACGAACGGCGCAATCTCCAGTTCAAGCTTCAGAATGCGCGATTGCAACGCTTCGATTTCCGTAAGATTCGATTTCACCAATTCAAGCGTGAAATCGGAACGGAACGGAGCAATTTCCCAAAGCTCTTTCAAAGTGTCGCCGTCACGAATGGAACCGACTCCGAAACCCTGCTTTACGTAGGCGACAGAACCGCTCCCCGTCGGATATGTTGCGTCAATTTCAACGTCAATGCGCCATTCAGAATGTCGAAAGAAAACACGGAAGCCCTGCGAACGGAAGCTTTCCGCAATCGGTTCCACGGCTGCTCTAGATTGCGCGGACCATGAGCGGTAAGGCGTCACTCTGTGGATTTTCTTCCCCAGGAACGGCGCGAGAGATTCGCGCAAGCGCGCGGACAATTCATTTGCTGCGCGGTTAACGCGGTTAACGGTTTCAACGTGAAGCAGATTTGGATTCATTGGATTTGTTGGATTTGTTGATTCGGGTTTGATTACCCGCCGGAGGCTACCGTTGCCGATAGTCTCGCGCGGGGAATCAGTCGATTCGGGAAAGGATAGCCTTCAATGTTCGCTTCAGTTCTTCGCGTTGCAGTTCATTAAACCGTACCGCTTGCGCGCGGATTTGATCGGCTTCCTTGCGCGCATCGGAAATGATTCCGTCACGCTCACGCATGGCGTCTGCGCGCATTTCAGCGCAACGGCGCGAGCAATCTTGGATTGAGGCGGAGGCTAGAACTCCCGGTTCAAAGTCCGAACGAATGTCTGATTCGATGAATGGGATTTGTTCTCGGAGCCAATCGCCACAATAGCTGTCGGAACCGAGACTATCGGCGGCGGCGGTGAGGATTCGGATTTCTTCGGATTTTGTTTTCATGGGATTTGATTTGGATTTATTCGGTGACAAGCGACTCCTCAGATTCAATGGCGCAGTGAAGTTCGAACCAAACGCATTCAAGCTCCGAGGAAACTTGAGCGATAGCCTCGGTGACTTCAGCGGGGAATAAATCAGCGTTTTCCCCGTCCATTCCCTTGTAGCGGAAGGATTCGGCGGCGGCTGACATAAAGGAGAGCAAAGTCTCAAAAGCGGATTCCATCGAAGGATTCCCGCGCAGAGTCAAATCAGTGATGCAATGTTCACCGAACGGGCCGTCAAGGATGAAACCGGACGGGGAAAGCGATACGGTGATTTGCTCTTCTCCTTTGCCGATTGAAACGGCAGGGAACAAGCGGGATGAGATGATGAAGGGTGAATGGAGGGTCATGGATTAATGGTTGGGGGTGAAGCCTAGGGATGATTCAAGATAAGCTTGGACGAGGATGAGAGAGATGATTGCCAAGGCAATGGCGATGCGTTTAAGGGTGGGGCGTTTCATGGGTTCAGATAGCGTTGACGTCGCCAAAACGAGCGGGAGCGGGAGCGAAAACTAGGTTGAGAACCCAAAGGCCTTCATCTTCGTCACCTTCGATTCGTTGGTCATCCCCAAAAATTGTGACTCGATTGGGAAAGGTGTCCCAATCCACGTCAACGAAACGGGAGCGGAGGAAGTCGATTGCAGCGTCAACGCTTTCGAATGAGATGGGGACGTCAACGGGAAGCGCCGTGGCCACGCTGTCAGCTACTGCGGTGAGGATTCGATGGGATTCGGTTTGCATGGGATTTAAGAGCTTAGAATTTAATTGTCACGCCATGACCAGCGTTCCGGAACGCATCAACACCAACCGGGCCTGACACCGTGTTGAAGAGCTTACGCAACGCTTGTTTGGTGTTGAGCTTCAGAATCTCCCCGTCGACGTGAACGCTGAACCGGGGAAATCCGTTGCGCTTGGCGTCGGAATCGGAGTTTTCAACCGCGAAAGCTTCGAGTTCGGCAATGTCCAGATAGACCATTCCGTCGGCGGTTTTGGCGGTTTTCAGAGTGAATTTCATGGCGTGAGTTGTTCGTTTTGGCGCTGCTGACGGGGAGAGAATGCGACGGAATCCGATTCCGTGCAAACTTTTTTCAACTTTTTTTTGAAACCTGGTTGAAGCCCATGAGGTGGAAAAAACTGGCGGAAAACTGGCGTTGCCGACATCTACCTTGCCAAGCAAAGTACCTTGCATGACAGAAAACCAATGGAACCAAGCAAAAGCTCTTTACCTGTCAGGTAAGACGTGGAAAGCGATTGGAGCGGAGTTAAAGCTAAATTTCGCAACGCTGACAAGCAAGGCGAGCAAGGAAGGAATCACCAAGGTGAGACGGGAGATGAGGAATACAGTTTCCTCTAAAGAAACAGTTTCACTAGAAAGCCTGTCCGCACTTGTCCGCAGCAAACTAGCTGCCGATGCCGCTAGCACGCTCGAGCGAATTGACAGCTATGACTTGGACGGAATCAAAGATGAAAGCGTGCGTGAGACTATTCTGGGCAGCGTGGCGAAGCGTTCCGCGCTTGTGTTTGGGTGGAGCGAAGCTGGAGAACAAGCGAGTGTTTCAATCAATTTACTCGGTTCTATGCCTGACCGCAGTTCGATTGAGATCAACGTAAACGAGTCGCGCAGCTCGGACAGCAGCTCGGTTTAAAGTAAATATAACAGACATAGTACATCGCATGGGAACTAATTGTCAGCATAAGTTTTGCTTATGACAGAAAAGGATTGTTTTTCCTAGGGAATGGCACAGTTTTTGACGTAGGACCTGGCACCCCCTTTGCGGGTGGGCTTCGTTTACGATACCCCCCTCAAAAATTTTCCACCTTTTTGACCATGATAAACAAAATCAAAATCGGTCAAACTGTATCTTTAACAACCGCTGAGAGGAAGTTGGCCCACTTCATCGCCAAGAATCGCAACGGCAATAATCGTCATTTCAACATTACCAACCTGAAGATCAGCGCGCAGGATTCTGCGACTGTGGATTTGGAGGGTATATGCGGCGAGATAGCGTTCTGCAAGTTGTTCAATGTGTATCCTGATCTGGATACCGACCGCGATCCTCCGCATCCGCTCTACGACGCGACAATCCCGCCACCGCCGGGATATCGCATCGATGTCAAAACAACCAAGTACGAGACTGGAAAGCTACTAGTCGATGCGCGCAAAGGGCCGAAAACCGATAGCGTTGATTTCTATGTTCTGATGACCGGCTCATTCCCAGGTCCGTACACATACCGTGGCATGATAGCGCGGGAGACGATCATCGCGCCTCATCGGATTGAGATGATTAAGGGTTATCGCTCATACGCCGCCATCCAATCGGAGTTAGTGGCCAACCCTATGGACGACACATTTTAATTGACGCGATAAGCATTTCTATCGCTCCATCCCGCGTAACGACCTTAAGAGTTGCATTCAACTGGTCATTGAATGCCCCCGTCTAAGCGGCAATGACACTCCGCATCGGAAGCGGTTGGATAATCAGCCACCGTGTGGTGGATGGATAACCAGCCATAACGCAGATAACGTCGGTTTACATTTTTCATCTCATGTCTTGTCCTAATGTCTTCAACGCCTTTGCGGTGGCTACCGAGTCGCTCGCTCAGGACGTTTATAAACGCGCCTCGTACCGCTCGATGTGGCTCAACATGATTGAGCGCGGCGAGTATCCTCAGGGTACGGGTCTGACCCAGACCTCGTTCACCACCACCTCCATCGAGCCGACTGCGGCTGAGGAGTGGTCGGCCATCACGCTCGCCAGCGGCGAGAACGGTGGCGCTTGCGATGTCACCTACAATGACGTTCCGGTCGGCTACAATGCCGTCACCTGGAGTCCTGAGCGTTTCGCCCTCAAAGGTCCGCTCCTGTGTAAGGACGATTTGACTTTCGATCATCGCGTCGAGGCGTTCTTGCGTGTGTACTTGGAGAAGCTCTCGATCCGCGCTCAGCGTTCTTGGGAGACTCGTTACCAGAACACCTTCGCCAAGTTCGCCATCAAGGCTGTGGCCGACTCGTCCTTCACTCAGGTTGAGACGATTCCGTCTGGCGTGAATGAGTTCCCCTGGATTCAGACCGGATCGGCTGGTCAGGCGCTCAATCAGTCCACCTCCGAGCTGACTCAGGAGATGCTCGATGTCGCCGCCGCCACGCTGATCCGTAACGGCGCGACGAATCCTGACAGCTCCGGCTTCATCAGTTACTCCAGCGATGGTCCGATCTTCCCGCTGTACATCGGCTTGGAGGCTTCTCAGCGCATCGCTCAGAACAACCCCGCGTTCCGCGATGACTTGCGCTTCGCTGATCAGGGCAGTGGCGCTGGTGCGGAGTTGCTCAAGCGCATTGGCGCGAATCGGGTCATCAAGAACTTCCGGCACGTTCCGAATCTGTTCCCGCCCCGCTTCACCTATGCCGGTGGCAAGTACACGCTGGTTCAGCCGTTCACCAGCTCCAGCGGCACGAAGGGTACGGTGTTCAGCGTCAACCCGAGCTGGACGACCGCTCCGTTCGAGGCTGCGTTCATCGTCACCCCGTACGTCTTCAAGTCGCACATCGTGCGTCCTGTGAACCGCGTTGGTGATTTGAGCTGGATGCCGACCAACTACATGGGCGAGTGGCAGTGGGTGACTGGTGCCTACAAGTTCAATACGGACTGCGAAGATCCGTTGGAGAAGAAGGGTCAGCATTATGCTGAGTTCATTCATGCTTCTGAGCCTGTTTTCACCAACCAAGGAATGACTATTATCTTCCGTCGGTGTTCAGGCGCTCTGACCCAGATTATTTGTAGCTGATTTCCTGAGCAAAACGCAAGAATCCGCAGATCCGAAAGGGTTTGCGGATTTTTTGTGTCCACGCTTGACGGACTAATCGTGTGGTGTATTTTTACATCGCATGGACAATGAACCAAAACGTGGCGACGTACGCGAGGATGGGCTTGTCTGCTGGGGTTACACCTGGAAGGACAAGGATGGAAACAAGCGATATCAGTGGCTAACGACCGAACGATTCGCGGAGAAGATGGCCAACGATAAGGAGCGTCTGGTCAGGTACACGACGGAGAACGCGGAGGTTATCCGCATCAAGCAGGCTGAGAAGTACGAGAAGAACAAGGAGTACTACAAAGCAAAATCGAATGAGAACCACGCCAAGAACCGCGAGCGAAACAACAAGCGAAACTCGGAGTATCAGAAAAAAAACGCTGAGTATCTTAAACAGAAACACAACGAATACCGCGCCGCCAATCGCGAGCGAGCGCGTCAATGGAATAGGAAATACACCAAAGCCAACCGCCAACTTTTAACGGACAAACTCCGCGAACGCCGCCGAAACGACCCGCTTATGCGCCTCAAAGACGCCATTCGCGGCTCAGTCCGTGCGTATCTCGGCAGCAAGAAAACGCGACGGTCGGCCACGTTTGAGATTGTCGGATGTACGCCTGATTTCTTGCGCTCTCATCTGGAAAAACAATTCAAGCCGGGAATGACCTGGGAGAATTACGGCAGTCATTGGCATGTTGATCATCGCATTCCATTGGCCAGTGGAACGACGCCTGAGGAGGTAATGGGGTTGAGTCATTGGACGAATCTGCAACCGCTTGAGGCGCTAGAAAATATGATGAAGAGCGATAAGCTCCCACCCTCGC